GGCAGGACCAGCATAAGAAAACCCATTAGATAATTTTACACTTTTAGCCAGCTCAAGACCATATGTAGCTAATCCTAAAGCAGTTGCAATATCTTTTAAAGGAACAGACACAGCTATATTTCTTTTATAAGAAAGACTAAGAGTAGCATACTCTAAATCCTTATTACCATCTTGAATACTTCCAGCAGTGATATCAACAACGCGATCACCACCAGCTTTATAAGTAACACTTTCAGTAATTTGCCCTATATAAATAACTCCGGAGCCTTCATCTTCGTAACCTGCAGACACAACAATACTAGCTCCTTTTTTTAAAAACTTTTCCTGTGTTTCAATGGAAGGATTATATATTTTTATTTCCGCTGAATTAGCTGAAAACTTAGTTGATCGCTCAATTTTAAAGTCAATATTAAGATCGGAAATAAGAATTCCTTTATTTTCAAATCCTATTTTTATAGTTAAAATTCTACTGAAAGCCATAATCATCCTTCCAAAGATCAAACTCATCTTCTGAAAGATAAAATAAATTATAACCATTCCCAAAACTGTCATATGTTATTTCAGATTCTAAAGCAACATCTTCTTTAAGAATTATAAACTGTCCGGAAAGACTTGTTGAGAACTGATAAAGAATAGGATAATTATGAACTACTTTAATTCCATTTATTTTAATTCCTAATTCTATTTCTTCATAAGTATTTAGCATCCAATATTTACTTTTAATATTCCAGGCAAATCTAAGACTTATTTCAAATCCATCAAGAGTAACCTGTTCTGTAAAATCCGATGATCGATTTTGAAAAATAGGTACCTTGAGCATTAGAAACTCCTCAATGTTTGAATTTTAGTATGATATTCTATTTTTTCTGGAGATTGTGATCCCAGATTAACAGGAGGAGAAGCTTGTTTACTTGCATCTGTATCTAGCTCAGTGATTATAATATTAGCATCAATAGATACTTTTTTAAGTCTTATTATTCGAAATTCTGTAAATGATACTTCAAATGTACCAGCTTCACCTGTTTTTTCTGCCCTGGAAGTTCCAACTTTTGTGATTGCTACATCCTCATAAACATCTAAATCAGTAACTAAAGTAACTAATTCTTTTGATTTCCATAACTGTTTAAATAGATCATAGACATCTTGTACTCTATTTGTAACTAATTCATCTATTGTTAAACTATAATTTGAAACATAAAATGAAGCGGATCCAGTGCTTAATTTTTTTTGTATATGATCTGAGATAGGAGAACCATTTTCTACAGGATGATTAGAAACTTCACTATCAAAAGAATGAGATTCTGTTAATTGGAGATCAAAAACCAAACTAAAAGAACTACTTTTAATTGATTTAATTCTTTTACGCCCACTAAATAGCAGTGCCGGAATTTTTACACCAGCCATATTAAATTCCTGCCTCTATAAGTATTTTTCTAATTTCAATAGCTACCGCTGATCTAGCTGCAGCAGCCACCGATGCTGCATTATTTGGATCTACTCCTGCAATATTTATAGTAGTATCCACAGCTGTATTTGTAGTAGAACTTGTTGAGGTATCTCCTGTAGCTCCTGCTATAGTGTCTGCAGGTCCTCTATCTGCACGAGTTAAACCATATTCTCCCCATTCAAATTTACTAAAAAATCCTGAAATAGAATCTATTATCTTTGTAATCCATTCCCCAATGGAACCTATAAACCCATTAATACCACCTAACCAGCCAAAAAATTCTCTGAAGTTTCTCAGTAATAAATTAAATTTATCAAACATCCATTCAAACGGACCAATCAACATATCTAAAAGCCATGCTCCAGCAGTATTAATGAGAAACATGAGTCCTTTAAATAACATTCCAACTGGAGTTAATACAGCCATAACAGCTCTAAGAATTGCCACAAAGGGTCTGAAAACTAATGCTATTAAATCTATGATAGGTGGAAGTACATCAGCTGCAAATCTTAAAAATTCTTCAAATAACTTATTAAGTCCTGAAGTTTTCATAAACTTAACAGCTGCAGCCCCCATTTTAGATTTATACTGACGTCTAGCTCCACTTAAACCTTCAAAACCTATGGCAGCCATTCTTGCAGCGGCATTTCCTGCCTTACCTATTTCCATGCCAAATTGTGCTACAGCTTCTGCATTACCTGTGATTATTGGAGCTAAAGCTCTCCAGGGCCTTATTCCTAATCCAGCTAAAAATTGTCCTTTGGCAACTTCATCCATATTCTGAAGGGCCATAAATAAATCATTTATATTTGTTATTTTTCCTGTTGCATCTACAAAATCACCAACTGCAATTCCTCCGGCTTCCATTAACTTAGTTAATTTCTTAGTGGGATTAGTTAATTCCATGATGGCATTACGCACCATAGTACCAGACTCTTCTCCAGCCAAACCATTCTTAGCAAGAACACCTAACCAAGAACTTAATTGTTCTACACTTAAACCTGCTAATCTACCAGCCGGTCCAATATTAGCCAATGCAGAACCTAACTGTTCTATGTTTGTGTTAGAGTTAGATGCTGTATAAGCCAATACATTATTGATACGAGCAAGATCTTCTACTTGTAAAGCATTTGATGACATAATATTTGTAGAAATATCAGCTGCTCTGGCAAGATCCATTTCACCTGCTGCTGCTAATTGAAGTACTCCGGGAAGAGCTCCCATAACTTCTTTAACAGAAAGACCAGCCATACCTAGAAATTTCTGTGCTGTAGCTGCTTCTGTTACCGTAAAGATACTTGCTTCACCAGCTTTGATAGATGAGGCCGTTAATTGCTTCATCTCTTTATCAGTAGCCATTGTTACACGTTTAACACCCTTCATAGCTGTTTCAAATGTCATAAATTGTCTAGTCGCTGAAGCTATTGCTTTAATTGATTTAACAACTGCAAAAACTGCACCCACAATTAAACCTAAAGCAGCAACTGCCCCTACAGCTGTAGCAGGCAAAGCTCCTAATGCTTTTCCTAAAATTGGAATTTTAGAAGCCGCTCCTTGAATACTTTTTCCAAAACCAGAAAGAACCGGTCCTAATTTACCACTTATATTTTGAAAACCGCCTATCATTGCTTTAAGAAATTTGTTATTACCAGCCATTACAGTTGCTACAATCTTACTCCAGGTTTTTTTAATCCAAAGATGTAATTTCAATAATCCAGCTTTTGTTTTAATCCATAGTTTAGCTAACCCCACTCTCATAGCAGTCCATATTCCTGACATTTGAGCTTTAAAAGAAATCCATAAATTTTTCCAACCCTTCTGCATCAAATGCATCCAGGCACGAACAGAACTCCTTAAACGAGTCATTGTTAAACCAAATCTATTCATTGGAAGCATAATGCCAGTAATGGCTTTATTTAAGCGAGAAAACATACCACCCGGAGTAAACTGATCCAGAAGTCTGAATGTATTTTTAAATCCATTAAGAAACATACGAGTTCTATTAAAGGTTGTGAGAAATCCGGACATACTCTGGAACCACTGATTAGGAATTCCTTTTTTTAATTGATTCTGAAAACGTGCCCAGGCACTATCAGCACCTGTTACTTTTTCTTTTGCATCCCTTACTTTTTTAGCAAAATCTTTAACTTTAGAGGTATCAGCTTTAAAAGAAAATTTTGATATAAACTCTTCAATAACCACTGTATTGCCCCTTTACGTTTTACCCTTATCCGCATCTTGCTTTATAGCCTGGAACCCTTTATCTGCTATTTCGTAATCTTGTTCCATATCTAATAAAGCATTTGCTTTTAATATATCATCTAAAGACCATTCTGTCTCTATTTGATGCCTGCTGATCTGAAATTTAGATTGTTTTATAATTCTCCAAACCAACCATTCATCTTCAAAATCTTTATCAAGTGTTCCTACACTACCTATTGTTTTGGTTCTTCGCTTTCGGTCTCTGTTTCCTCGGCTGTAGTAAGGATTCCCTGCATTAGTTTGCCAATATCGCCCTCCATGTCCCTTACTAAAGGGAAGCGGTTGTGTCGCATCACATCAAATGCAACTATAAAAATAGCATCAGGATCCAATCCTGCAAATGCTAAATTAAAAGAAGCTTCCGATTCAATCTGAAAAGGAGCCCCTCCTATGGGAATTACCTGTACACATGAAAAAAGTTGAAGCCATAAAGTATTCAAATCTTTATCGCTCAAAGTACTAAGGGCAGGTCCCAAAGCAGCAAATACTTCTGTTTGAGAATCACTATTGAAAACTGTTCCTATAATTCCAGTCAATTTTTTTAGAACAGCCATTGCTGTCAATGGGGAGAGAGTTCCAATATGAAACTCCACTCCTTCCACTTTTACCTTTTTTGTTTGTTTAATCATTTCCGTCCTTCCTTCCTTGAATGATTGTTTATAACGCTGCTACTCCAAAAGTCACAACTCCCGGACCAGTATCTATTACCCATTCTACAGTAGCTGCTGAATCGGAACCTTCCCAATCTGGTGTTTTCCGTATCCAGGCACTCGCATAAAAAGCGTTAATTGTGCCATTAGTATCTACTATACTTAATGGCCCTTTACCTACGCCAGCCGTCTTATCAAGTTGATGAAGTACATCTAATGCAGCGTTAGATAAACTTGTTGCAAGTAACGTTATAGTTACTTCAGAATCATATACGCTTTTACTGTATCGTTCTACAGTACCATCTGCTCCCCTTACTTTTTCATAAAAATCATCAGGAGATACAACGGTAATAAAACTACCGGGTGCAAATCCAGTCACGAGTACTCCATTAAATG